AAAAGCTCAGCGCGCGCGAAACGCCCCCAAGGTGGCTTCTGGGGGGCTTTTCTGTTCCCATTGTGCAGGCAGGGACTAACGCCTAGGCTCGTCGCCGTCGTCTCTCTCGTCGGGCCATTTGCTGATGTGATTGGCGATCACTCCAGCCAAGACGAAGAGAATAAACGAGATAACAGTCATACACGCACCCCCTTTCCATTGCCATGTCTAGGGGCGGCAACGCATCAAGTATAGCATACTTCGCCGCAAAGAAGAAGCCTATGGATAGACGTAAAAAGCAGCGAAAAATAAAGGCATCCGACAATCTCCTTTATCATATCACGGTATTGCCGCTTTACTTTTCACCCGATTTATGGCACTTTGCTTGACTTTATTTGTCAAGTAGAAGCGTGAATTTCCGCGAAAAGTAAAGTAGACGCACTCCCGTACACCTAGTAAGAATCCGCGATTTCTTCTCACCACGGCGGACAACGTGGAAAATTCTACGATTTCTTCCCAGTTGTAAAGCAATCCTTTACGCCTGATATTTTGCCGATGCCGACAAAATGCCAGACCATTCCGTGCATGTGCACGATATGATACCCATAAAATAAAAAAGCCGCTCACCATCGAGATCGCCGCCGTCCTCATCGACGGCGACGCCACATTGAAGCACTTCTACCGCGACGCCGATTCTGTCACACTCGTATCATCCAACCCCAAGTACAAGCCAATGGTATATCACAAAGGCGACTGCGATGACATCCGCATCTTGGGCAAAGCCGTCGCGTATCTGCACGATTTGGAGCGACAGGGCTGTGTTGTAGATGCGTGAGGCATAAAAAGACCGCCTTTAGGCAGGCGGTCAGCCATATGTATAAAATAGGAAAAGCAATCTCTAGCACACTTTCGCTCCCTACGTTGCGCTGCATAGGTTCGTAAAAGTGTTGCATGCCCCAGCACGATTGCTTAACAATTTCATTATATCAGAAATCTATGTGGAAAGGAATGTATATCATGAAATTAACCCGCTTTAGAATAAAAAACTTTCGATCCATAGAGGATAGTACATGGGTTGACGTGAACAATATCACAAATATTATTGGTGTGAATGAGTCTGGCAAATCGAATATTTTGTTGGCTCTTTGGAAGTTAAACCCAGTCACTGATGATGGAAAGATAAATCTTCTCGCCGATCTTCCGCGTGAAAGATATGCCGAACTTAAAGACTCGTGCCAAAAGCTCTCTTTTATAGAGACGTATTGGGATCTAACTGAGGACAAAGACCTTCTAAAAAAACTGGTCGAATATGGGAATTTCGAGGAAGAAGAATTCTATATATTACATCTGGGTAGAAAGTATTCTGGCCGCTACTTCCTTGATTTTCCTAATTTAAAAATACAAGAATCGCGCCCTTCTAAAACGGTACAGGATGCGTTACAGCAATTTTTGGAAGATTTTAGTGACGATAATATTCCAGAAGATTTGGCCACTGAGCAGCGAGAAACATTAATTTCTTGCGTGAATCAACTCTATTCAAGTATCGCCAAAGCACAAATATTAACAAAAGAAACTGCAATCAAGATATACGATGAGCTCTCTGTATTTTCAGAAGTAAATTATGGGGATTCTTTCGATGCGTTGCTTAGTATTTGTGAGACTGAAAAGAATATTCTAGCAAAAAAAGATATAGTTTATGCTGGAGAATTATTTTCAAAAACACTCAAGCCTGCTATCCCCCATTTCGTTTATTATTCAAACTACGGTAATCTGGATTCTGAAATCTATTTGCCAACTGTAATAAACGATATGAATAGATCTGATCTGACTGGAACTACAGCGGCTAAAGTCAGAACCTTACGCATCTTATTTTCTTTTATCAACTTAGAGCCTCGGGAAATTCTCGAACTCGGGAAAGATGCTATGGTTGACAGCTATGGAAACCTACTCCCCAACCCAACAGAAGAACAGTTAAAAGACTTTTCAGCAAAGAAAAATGAGCGAACGATTTTATTGGATTCTGCTTCTGCAAAGCTAACTACAGAATTTCGCGACTGGTGGAAACAAGGGACATATGATTTCTCTCTTCGCGCTGATGGGAATTCTTTCAAAATCTGGGTGTCAGATGAGAAACGCCCCGCTAAAGTTGATTTAGAGTCCCGAAGTACAGGATTACAGTGGTTTTTGAGTTTTTACCTGACTTTCTTGGTAGAGACGGAAAAAACTTTTTCAAATGCTATTCTTCTTTTAGATGAAGCAGGCCTCTCCCTGCATCCATTAGCTCAAAAGGATTTAGTTCATTTCTTCCAAAGTTTGGCGGAAAACAATCAAATCATACACACTACTCACTCTCCTTTTCTAGTCGATACAAATAATATCGATAATGTAAAATTAGCCTATGTCGATGATAGTGGGCATACTGTATTATCCGAAGATTTAAGAGCAACACAAGATCCCAAGCACTCGACATCAATTTATGCGGTTCATGCTGCATTAGGACTGAGTGTCTCGGACATATTGCTCCAAGGATGCATGCCTATTATTGTTGAAGGTGTATCTGATCAATATTATCTAAATGCGATAAAATTGTTCCTCATCAGAAACAAAAAACTCGCCTCTCAAAAAGAGATTATCTTTATCCCTGTTGGTGGGGTAAAGTCAATTCGTCCGGTAGCAAGTCTAGTATCTCCGGGAAATGAGGGCCTGCCATACGTTGTTGTCGATTCGGATAAATCAGGACAAGATTACAAAAAAGTACTTCTCAAGGAGCTATATGCAGAATCAAAAGAAAAAGTCATCGAGATAAAAGATGTGCTTGATCTGAATGATTCTGAGATTGAGGATATTATTCCATTCACTTGTTTGGAGCAAGGTATCACTCGGTTACTCAGAGATATTGAAGATGATGAGTTTACCCCCAATCAAGATATGCCGCTTATCCCGCAACTAGAAAGTTTTGCTCAGAAATATAACATTCAATTACCTAAAGGCTATAAGGTTTCTTTAGCCAAAGGTGCTAAGCGGAAGCTCATTGATATAAATAAGAACGATGCAATCGTTTCGGTATGGGAGAAGCTTTTCAAGAAATTCAAATAAAGTTGCCAACAGCTCAAAATAAAAAGAATACAAACGCATAGAAAAATTCTCACGATAAAAAAAGCCGCCCACCGTGCGCCAACACGATGAGCGGCAGAAGCAGATAAACCCTGAGGGTATACCCACCAAACAACAAAAGTATACCACACCTCGGGGCTTGTTTGCCATATGCAAATTACCTGGAGGTGTATTTTTATGTCCACAAAAAAACGCGCGGCGCTCTATATCCGCGTATCATCGGAGGAACAGGCACGCCATGGCTACAGTCTCGCCGAGCAGGAGTACGACCTGCGCCGCTACGCCGAGCAGCAAGGCTACGTCCTCATCGGCGTTTACGCTGATGAGGGTACATCCGCCCGCAAAGCCCTCAGTCGCCGCAGAAGCCTGCAGCGGCTCCTCGAGGACGTGCAGACGGGATCCATAGATATTATCGTGTTTAAATGCCTCGATAGGTGGTTCCGGAATATCGCCGACTATTATAAATTCCAGGAAATCCTTGATCAGTATAACGTGCTTTGGGAGTGCACGCAGGAGAACTTTAATACAACGACCACAAACGGCCGCCTCCTCCTCAATCTTAAACTCTCGATCGCTCAGCATGAGAGCGACCAGACGGGCGACCGCATCCGTTACATTTTTGATGGGCATCGCCGCGAAGGCAAAGTCATCACAGGCCAGATGCCCCTTGGGTATCGCGTCGGCAAAGACAAACGAATCCATATAGACCAACGAAAAGCAGAAATGGCTCGCGAAATGTTTCAATTTTTCCTCATCAATCGCACCGTCCTTGGCACAACCCGCATGCTGCGAGAGAAATACGGTTATAGAAAATCCGATAGCAGCATCGGGCGTACTTTGCAAAACCGCATATATGTCGGGGAGTATTACGGCGTCAAAAACTTTTGTCCGCCGCTTATCGATGAGAACACCTTTATTCAAGTCCAAAAAGTTTTTGCTGGGCGCACCCGTTACCCTCGAAGCGGAAACATCTACTTGTTTACTGGACTGCTGCGCTGCCCAAACTGCGGCAGAGTGCTCACGCCAGCATACAGCCACACCAAAAAGCGGACGTACATATATTACGTCTGCCGCAACTACACACATAGCGATTGCCCCTACAAAACGTATTGGCGCGAAGATCGCGTCGAATCCGATCTACTGGACAAACTTGACCACACACTAAAACGATATCGGGCAAACGTAAAAAAAATCTCCTACAAGGAGGACACTGAAAAAATACAACTCTCTGCCGAAAGCATCCGCGCTAAACAAGCGCGCCTGCAGGAGCTCTATGTCGAGGGAATGATCCCCCGCGTAGAATTTGATGCCCGATACAGTGACCTCAACACCCAGATAATTGCTCTGCAGCCTTCAAAAGAAACGTTCCTGGATTACGTTAAATCCATTGATAACTTCCGAGAGTACTATGACGCTCTGGACAAGCAAGCTCGTAAAACGTTCTGGTCAACTGTTCTTGACCAGATCCGTATCTCTTCCGGCAAGCTGCTCCCCGTTTTTCGCGCGTTTTGATTCTTGTGCTAATCTGCGTCTCCTGTATGGGGCGCGACCCGCCGCCGGGGCAGAAAAATAATCTTCGCTCAATTTCAATCCACTCGCCCGCGTGGGGCGCGACCAAGGGAGGTGCTGACATGAAGCGCGGGAACGGGATTTCAATCCACGCGCGCGTAAATCGACTTAGTGCGACAGAAAAAGCCCCGCAGCAGCGCACTGATACTCTGCTTCGGGGCTTTTTTGTTGCACTGATTTTCTGGCAAACAAAAACTGAGGGACTTTTCAATCTCTCTATTTTCGTTCCGGCACTTCTGCCTATGATATTTTTCGATCCGCTTGCCAATTCGGCAAGACACCTTGCGCTTTTATTATAGCCTAATCTATGCGAGATATCAACCACCTTGTGCAAAAAAATAAGCCCCGAAGCCGTAGCTCCGGGGCGTCAAATCCTACCACTCAACAATATTGTACATCACGCTGCCGCCGTGCACCCGCACACCGTCAAAATGCAGGAGCGCCTCAAAGCGCCCCTGCTCATAGCCGACCGTGGCATACGCCTTGCCATCCACCATCGTGGCGCCTGCCTTGATGCGATGATCTTTGCGCAGGTTGATCTTGTAGACATCGACCTTTTGCTGCTCTGGCGGTAGCTCTTTGCCGTCCTTATCCTTGACGATCGGCGTCACGACCGTCCGATCTGTGCGTTCACGCGCTGCCATCGGCAGCGTCGGATCGTCCGCCTTGATCTGCCTCTCGACGATTGTCGCGGCTCGCTCCACCGTCGGGGCGGTTACATAATACGTCGCTGCCGGAGCACGTTGCTCCGCCTGCACCGTCGCAAGCTGTTGGCGCAAAGCCTCGGCATTGGCACGCGAGATGTCGAGCTGCCGCTGCAGCGCTTTTGCGTCTCGCGTCTGCTCCTGCGTGACGACGGCGGGCTTTTGTTGCTCCGCCTGCTTGACCGCCGATCGACGGCCAACCGCATAAGCAATGCCGATGATCACAACGAGGAGCACCGCCAGCACAACGATCTTGTGATCCTTGATCCAGTTGATAATCTTTTGCATACAATCCCTCCCCTGGGCGGCATCCGTCAAATCGTCTGCTCGTAGTCCGTCACACCTCGCGCGATGGCACGCGCAAAGTCGTCCTGCCGCGTCATCAACAGCTCTGCATCGTCCTCGTTGTCGATAAACGCAAGCTCCACCAGCACCGCAGGCATATCCGTCGCACGCAGCACAATCAGCTCGGGACGCTCCTTGAGTCCCCTGTCCGTCGTGTCGAGGCTGTCGACAATCTGGCGCTGGATGCACTCGGCCAGCTGCTCCGCTCTGCCGCCCTCGCTGTGGATCAGCGTCTCCGTGCCATGCGCCATGCCGTTGGCGGCATTGCAGTGGATGCTCACAAAGATGTCGGCAGGCCACTCGTTAGCGCAATCGCACACGGAGCAATCCTGCCGATCGGCGTAGGTGCTCTCCCAGTTGAGATTGTCGCTTTGCAGGATACGCACCTCGCAGCCTGCATTTTCCAGATACCCCTTGACGAGATCGCCGACGACGGCGGCAACTTCACATTCGCGCAATCCCGTGTCCGGATTGACGGCACCGCTGTCATGTACGAGGTCGTGGCCGGGGTTCAAAAATACTTTCATTTTTCATTTCTCCTTTCAGTTTCCTGCTTCTTGTCGGTGCCTATGCCGCTACGCTTACGCGCAAGCTCAAGCAAAGCGCCCGCCTCTTCTACTCCCGATGCCTGCATATTCTCCAAGATTGAGATGAACTCCGTCAGCGACAAATACCCGATTACGAGCGTCGCTGCAAATGCTGGTGCATGCGTCTTGAGCAGGATGAAATCTAATAGCACGGCAGCTGCGACAACGGCAAAATATGTCAAGATTTTCGGTACGAACCGCGTGCGCATCATGTCGCTTTTGATGTATCCTGCACGCCGAGCCGCCCGAAAATGCCACAAGACTTGCCAGAGCGTCGGAGCAGTCCAACCGCGGTCTGTAAGATACTGCCGCGACAGAGAGATCCACTTTGTAGCAAGATCGAGGCATACGAGCGTAAAAAACGCCACGAATATCTGCGCATGATCCTGTACGGCAGCCGTCAAGGCGCACGATACGCAGATCTTGAAAATCCACGCATCTTGCAGTTTTTGAAACACTTGCGTCATAATCTCCACGCTCCTTTATCTCCTTTCTATCCGTAATCCAACACACACACTCTCGCTCAATAAGCACATGGCGCACGGATTCCTCGCATAATGGCTCCTTCGGGCAAAGTAAAGGCGCACGTCCTCAAATGGCGTGCGCCTTTACTGATTCTGCTCTGTCTGATTCTCACCGTTTTCTTGTGGCGGCACAGAATCTTTCTTCACCTCAACAACAATATGATCGCCGTAGGTGATCTCGTCGGCCTCTTTCGGATCGCTTGTTGCGAGGCTGAACATCTCGCCCGTCTCCGTGTTCGTGAACGTGAAGTTCGTGAGAGCGCCTTCGCCTTGCGGGTAGGTAATCTTTCCGTTGACAATGCACTTTTTCTTCATTTTGTTCTTCCTCCTATTTCACTTCTTCTAAAAAAGGCCTTCCCGTCTCAGCTTCCTGCATCCACCCCGGCGTACATCCCGTAACATCAAGGATCATGACATTCAGCAAGGCCGCTAGATTAACCATTTCTTGTGACAAAATGTCGGGATATCTCTCGTCCACACCCCCCTGCATAAATTGAGATACACACGTTGTAAACTCTACTGTACTTGTGTCCGGAAACCAAAAACCCGTATTATACAGGTATTGCTTATCCCCTTCCGCATAAGCAAAGCAGGCGTTTTGCGATAGAGCAGACACTGCAATTCTGCGCCCGGGAAAAGAAAATCTCTTTGGAGCATTATGCAGCCCCGCGCCATCCAAAGACAGTGCGTTGACGTTATGGAAATAGGCAAGCATCCGCATGTAGTCGTAGCGGTTGTTGAAAACCACTTCGCCGCGCTCGTTACGCACAACCATCTCGCCTTTTTGCAAAGCGATTTTAGAGTCTTTTAACCCATACGCAAATAGGAGGGGAGCCGTTTCTGCCTCTTCCTGAAAGCTTTCTGCTTTGAAATTTCCGTTATCCTTCGGCACACGATTTTCAAATTCCGTATACCCTATATTGTTCCCTTGGAATGTCTTTCCGTAGATGAGAGATTGAAACAACGAATTTCTTCGTTGCCAAAAATTAATCAGGATCGCTTTCCGCCGAGACACGCCGGCAAACGTGTAGACGATATTCGGCATAGCAGCCCCTAACGCGAATATATAGGGAACCTCTACGTCTTTGGCAATAGCAAAACGCGCGTGCAGGTAAGGGGCATCTAGTTTGAGGATGGAGTGCCGCCCTCTTCCCGTGAAACCATGGAAGTCACCACTTCTCAGCAAATCAATAGGTCGATCGCATAAATATGTATTCGGGGATTCAAAATGCTCTTTATTGAGTGTATCTTTTCTGCACCATGGATTCGGGTATCTCTCGCCTTGGCGCCATTGGTAGTTTTTCCCGTTTGCATAGTCGTAGTACGGAAACGTACATATCCTTTCCCCTGTCGTATTGTGCTCGACATGCAGTCCCGTCAGGCATCGTTGATGCTTGACGTCGGGCATCCAGTTGAGCCGGTAGTTGTGATAGGCGTCGTCGATGATGTAGGAGCCTGCGATGTTTCTTATTTCCGTATAACGCAAATGCCCGCCTCCTCAGTAAAAGCCGTAGATGACCGCATGAGGATTAAACTCTACACAGTCTCCCCAATAACCCTCATACGGATATTCGGGATCCGCTTTTGCGTTCGGCTTAAACGGCAGTATCACCGTAATGCCCTGCATATTCTCCCACGTTTCTACCATCGTCGTGTCCGCGGAAGTGCCGTCGGCATACGCGCCATAGCCGAAGCCGCGAAAGACAAGCTGTGCCCATATCCTATTCATCCCCGGATTCGGGATGGCAATGCGTGTGCGTTTTCGTCCGTTCTCCCCGCCAAGGGGAGCTACACCTACAACGCGCGTTACGCCGCAACTCATATCCAAGACGCACGACCCCCGCGCGTTGTAGAGTTTTATGCCTGCGTGATCCCCCATAACTTCCGCCCCCTGTCAGAATATGCCGATTTTTACACGAGATTTATTTTTGTCGTCGAACACCTCGATGAGGTTGTCCGATATTTCCGTCCGTGCACCGCTTGTCCTTGTACGAAGTTTTCCGATCGTCGCACAAATAGCGGACAAACTCCCCACCGAGAGCTTATCCGCTGTCACTGCCCCCGCTTGCAGCATGTGATTGGCGATAATATTGCCGTCGAACTGCGCCGCGCCTGTGACGTGCAGGAGCCGTCCATCAATGCGTACGCCCCACGGCGCTACATTGATTGCAGAAACAACATCGCCCTGATTGACCTTGAGTTGCAATCCGTTGTAGAGCTGCGTAATGGCGCTGTAGCCGGAGTTCTGCGGATTGCCCGAGAGACGCGCAACGATGGACGTGATGCTTTCGTCGGTCTTCCGTATGCGGGAGATGGCCGTTTCCGCTGTCCGCTTTGCTCCGTTCGCTGTGGTCTGTGCTGCCCCCGCATCCTCCCGCGCACCACTCGCCTCACCCCGTGCCCGATTCGCCGCACTCTCTGCATATCTCGCAGCATCATATGCTATACGCGCGTCCACCTGCGCCCTGCCTGCCGCTGCATCGGCATTGTTCGCTGTCGTCTGCATGTCCGACAACTGCATTTTGAGCGCCGCGTCGAGGTCGTTTTGTGTGACGGTCAAGTTCTCGATAGCGTCCTTATCGATTTTCAAAGCAACTACGATCTGCTGTGCTTCAGACAACACCCCTTCCCCTAATGCGTCAAGGAAGGCCGCTCGTATTTTATAAATACCCGCTGCACCGTTGTACGAAAGGAACGAGCCTGTCGATTCAATAGTCTCTGTCTCGCTTTCACGGGATATGTATGCACGTGTCCCCCTTGCGCCTACCGGCTTGCCTATGATGGAGATGTTGAAGCCTTGTAATGTCTTCGTTAAGCGCAGTGTCGGCGCCGCAGGCGGAGGGAAATCGTACTGCACGTGCTTTCCTGTCCCAAAACCCTTTACGGGATTATGCGCGAGGACTGCCACAGTGCCTTGACGCGTTTGCATCTTTAATTCACAACGAATATCTGTCGTATTTATCGGCGCTCCCGCAGGTCGTCCGCCAGAGTCAAGCAACAGCACCTTGTAAGAGTCAATATAAGTGTTTCCGACAGCGCTCCATTCCGCGATCACTTTCCCTTGCTCCATCCAGACACGCAGGAATTCCGGTGCGTCCGGTACAGCCACACTTCCGGAAGCAACCGTCGCTTCAATAGAGCCTTCTGTGGCAACCTCCGAAAGCACGCCAGAGCGATTGACGGCCTTGACACCAAACGCATATGTGCCGGATGCCGGAATGAAACAACTGTAGCTCGTACCGCCGATGAGGTCGACAAGAACGGCGCCTGCACCGTCATAGAGCCGATATCCCGAAACATCCGCTTCGGGATTCGCTTGCCATGCAAGCTGAAGCACACTGCTGTTTGCCGCATCTTGCTTGACAGTGAATCCCTGCACCTTTGACGGCGGCGCGTCTTTCGGCACGGTATAGACGGTCTGCGTCGCCGCCTTTCCCGCCACGGGGTCGAGCGCCCCGCATTCGCGCGCCACACACAA